CCCGGATTCAACGAATAGGTCTAATGACACGAACAGAGACGTGCCGGCACGCTTATTTCTACAAAAGTAACTGAACGCCGACTCTGCTAAAGTGTTAGCCACCCGCGACGCCTGCGATGGACCCCTGATTGGATCGAAGGGTGCGTGAAACCTGAAACCGTCGCGTAGTATATTTTCCTTCATCGTCTTGGATATACTCCTGTAAGTTTGTTCTATCGCATCATAGTTCGTCGTTATATCAGGTGCCGCCTTACTAAATACTGTTAGATAGTCTTGATTATACGCGCCCTTAAAATGATACCTCGGTGGTGAGAAATGCCTAAATGACTGAACTAATGTAGGTGATATATTTGTATGTACCCGTACATTCTGCTTTTCAAGCACAAAGCGATAGTTCTCTTTACTGCCGTTGATTTGTTTACCGATCCGCGGTACTCTTAATCTTGGCAGCAACTTACGAACAATCACTGAATAGGGTTCGTCCCAATGCAATGCCATTTCCTGGAATTTACGAGAGATAAAACTCACATGGTTGTACTCCCTAATTCTCTTAAACCCGGTAACATTTACCGAACTTACTGGCAGCATGCCTTTACCGCCTAATGCTGCTGGAGTGTGTAACCAGTTATTGATTTCTGCTATACTGCGCCCCGTTAGCTTTTGGATGTCATGTTTATAAGGTAACTCATTCAAATCGACACCTAACCTTCTTGCATATAGTGCCCACTTATCAACAAAAGAACCGGCATCCGCCTCACCCTGTTCAGACATTTCATTTATAGGGTTCTTTGTTATTATAGCTCCTATTGCTCGGGCCGGGTATCCTGTTATCAAATTTATGGTTATAACTTTACGTAAAAACTCGGTTGACATCTGAGAGATAAAGTTCTTCTTTGCATTTATGACGAAACCTTCATTAATATACTGAGAGAAAAGTAGATAGCACTCCAGACGTGTTTTAAAGGAAACGACATCGTCATCGCCTTGTAGATATAACGATATCGGTTGTATAGGATAAACATGGCTAATCTGGGCAACTATCGTCTTAAAGGTTAGATGATTGAGTATCGAATCCAACCAAGCCGTACTCCTCCAACCGGATAGTATACCATTAAGTACTTTGAGTATCTTCCCATCGAATAATAATTCACTGTTAAGTATAAAATACAATGATTGTCGTAGTGCCCTGACTAAATCATTCGAGCCTGTCTGAATTGCCGCAGGAATTAATGCAATGGTATACAATATATATATCATCCTGTGTGTTTGACTGTGGTCAAAATTCTTCTGGTCAAGGGGGAATTTAAATAGTTTAGACCCCGTCGTTAGGTCTTTCCACATACTTTCAAGATCTTCACTAGTCATAAAGAGTGGACAAGGCACAATGCCCTTCATAATATCTTCCCCCCACGAACTTAACCAGTAATCGTCCACCAAAAAGTGGTAATATGAACCGACTATAACCGGCCTGACCTTCGCTCTCTCCCTCTTGTATATCACCTTGTTTCTAGCTGGCCTGCCTGAGAACATTCTCTCTCTAAGTCGCTCAGCGTTCTCAATAAAAGCCACACTCGTCTTTGTCTTCGGATAATTAATTCTAATCCCATCTCGTTCAAGCTCCAGCCTTTCACCACTATAATCGAAAATACTCCCTTGTTTTGAGTACAAGAACGGATTATCTAAATATTCATCAATGGAGTAGTGGGGCTTATAGCCCCGTATATCCATTGATAAAATCTCACACTGCTTTTGGAACTCTATATAGAAAGCTTCCGTCCTCATATCAGGTCGTGTAATCCAATC